ATATTTAGAAAATACTCCTTTCTGACTATAATCATAAGGCTGCCAATTTATATCAATTGCTCCAACATAAATAATTATTCCTTGATTTAACTTAACAAAATAATCTTCGCTATCTAAACTTGTCCATGAATTAATATTTTCAATATTATCTCTTTCCTGTAAAGATGTAAAAGTAGTAACAGGATAATTTTTCAAAAGCATTTCATCTGTTCCTGTTCCATCATATACTTCATTAGTATATGTTGTTTGTTTAAATCTCCTATCACAATATCTTTCTACAAATTCAGTAGCAGAATTAATTAATGTAGTCAAAAGTGTATCATAAGAAGTGCTTGTTATTCCTAAAAAAATTTTTGTTCTTGCTAAATTTGTTAATGCGTGATCTATTAAAGCCATATATTTTTAACTTATTACTGTTCTTGCTTTTCTAGGCGTAAATGAATTCCAAGTTGCATTGGTAATCGTCATATTTCGTCCATTTCCAGATGTATCAGTTAAAGTCGTACCGCTTCCTTCTGTTGTATCCCAAAGTCCACTTGTCGAGGAAAGAGTTACTTTACCTTCATAATATAAATCTCTAATTTGAGCTGCTGTTGCTACCACTGGCGCTAATCCTGCTCTACCTATCAAACCAGTAAATTGTCCTACTGCCACTCCAGTAGTATAGTTATGTCCCAAACCAATACGGGCCGTAGAATTAAATATAGCCGTCATTGCAGCGTCAGTTACCTTAGTAACCGATGATTCTTCACCATCAGTAAAAACTTTTAATGTTCCATTGTTCCATGTAAAAGCAACAAAATGATGGCGATTATCGCATATAGTATTGGAAGTGCGATAATCTTTAGTTATACCTACTCCCGCAGCGCTTAAAAGCACTCTTAAATTACCAGCAGGGCCAACCATCATTAAAAAAGCCCGCTGATTGATTCCATAATCAAATTTTGATAATAATGAAGTACCGTTTTGAGCCATATTGCCATTCATCCAGCACCAACCAGTCAAACTTTGTCCGCTATCGCCAGTAGGGTCAAATGTAGCTACTGAAATATTATTAGTTCCCGCTGTTTGTAAAAGATATGGAAAATTAAAAATCTGCTGACGCCTTAATGTAATGGCGGTTCTTGCTGATGTAATAGCAGTTTTTGCTAATGTAATGGCGGTTCTTGCCATAAATTTTAAATAATTCGTGTATTATATTCATCTGCCGCAAATTGTAATTGTTCAGTAATCATCGTTTTATCGTCGCCATCGACTTCATAACGCTGTACTTCAGACTCTTTGTTATCATCTCTCACAAATTTTACTTGCATAACAGTTTTGACATAATGTCCTAATTGATTTTTAACATCTACTCCATTATCTTGCGCATAATTTGTTTCTATAATTTGATACGTTGCCATAATTTTAAGATTGAATTATTAAGCTGGTATTATTTCTGCCCCTTCATATAACGGAAGATATATTAAACCATGTCTTATATTTCCTGAAGCTGGGGCATCAGTTGTCGTATAAGTAAATCTAATAAATGTATTAGCTCCGTTCCTTTTAGTTAAAATAAACGGCTTAAATAATTCCAAATCATCAGTTGCTCTTTCCGTCATTCTTCCAACATCGCTTAAAGAAGTCGAAAGACTTCCAGTATTAATAGTAGATTTCCAAATAACACTACCTTGTGGAGCGGCATTAATATTTGGTCCACCTACATTAAGAGTAAGCGGCATCGACCCTAAACTATCATATAAATCATAATATACATTTGTAATATTCGAGCTTAAAGTAGTCGTTACTTCTGCCCATAACCTCAATATAAGTACGCTACCTTCAGGTACGCCCATAATTTTAAATATATTCGTTGTTTGTGTAGTTGCATTAGCATTAATTACTTGTGGTACATATGCTAATAATCCTCTATGCAATGCAATACTATCTCTAGTTTGTGGTGGAGGAAAAGATGCTGATTTTTGTCCCCAAGGCGTAAATGTATCTTGCGTACTAAATGTACCCGTTGTTGATATTCCCATATTTTTATAATTAATTTATTAAGCGTAATAAACTGTTCCAGAATAGAAAGCCCCTGAAATTGTCTTAGTAAATTCAGTTGTTGAAAGACAAATTACAATACCAGTAGAAGCATAAATACCTTGACCAAAATCAAAAGTAAATTTGCTATCTGTTCCATTAGTATGCTGAATTTTATATGGAGATTTCAGCATTGTAACTGCTCCATCAGCTGGTAAAGAGGCAGCATTGATGAATTGAATATAATAAGTCGCCGTGCCATGAGTAGAATCGATTCTTCCTTCTATACCATAAATCACTCCAGAAGCAGCTTTAGTAACAGTAGAAGCTTCCAAAGCAGCTGATTGGTCTATAGAATAAGCATAAGTAGAAGTTGCCAAAGGTTTATTGCATATCGCAGATACATTGTTAGCTTGGTCTTCACCTGCCGCTAATCTTGAATCATAGGTTAATATTTCACCTTGCAATGAACCAATTCCATTTACTCTATCAGCAGCTGATACGGCTGTTGGAAGCGATGTCGGGTCAACAGCATAATAACCTATTTTAGCTGGATTTCCATTATCTGCAGCATCGTGAGCTACTGCTCCTTGCATCCATAAACCACCAGTAGATGTTCCTCTTACCAAATTCCAAGTTGCGCCATCATAACTCATCAAACACGAACCAACTAATGTTGTTGTCGGATTTGCAGTATTATCAGCTAACGCTGCAGCAGTAGGAAATTCATTAATTGCTATTTCTCTCGCTATATTAGTATAAACCACGAACGCATCAGTATTAACAAAAGTCGCGCCCGTAACAGTTATAGTGCCAGCAGCTACAGTTATTGTTGCATCGTCTCTTGTATATATATTAGTTACAGAACCTGCTGTTGCAATTTGAACAATAATTACTATATCATCATCAAGCAAAGTAGAATGATAAGAAGGCAATCCTGATGTAGTTATTGTAGTAGCAGAACCATAAGCAGTAACAAAATCACCACCACTTGATTTACCAACTAAACTCATACCATCTAAAGCTGTTTGATCAACATTAACATCTCCACTAATAGTGGCCGTTGTTGGTAATGGATTAGTTGAGTTATATTCATTACCATTTTTATCTGTTAAACATTCTTTTCCGACAGGTAATCTATCGAAATTTCCTAATTGAGGATTTGGCATATATTTTTAATTAATTATTACTTTTTTAATCTTATTTTTTAATATATTTTTTTAGTTATTATTTCTTGGCCGCCTTTTATTGACGGCCAAAGATAATAACCAAACACATTATAAATTATGTACCTGCATTTGTAATTTGGACGAAAGATTGAATTGGAGTTAATTCAGCATCAACTCTCTCTTCAACTTTAATACCTAATAAGTTACGCTGCCATAAAGAATATGTACCAACATAAGCCTCTTCAGAAGTAGATAATTTCATGCCACCTTTATCAGCAATATAATAATTTGATAAATCACCAAATAATATAGTGCCTGTAGCGACATTATTATTTTCAAGAACTGGCCTGCCAAGAATTGATGGCATAGTTCCTTCTGATAAGAAACCAAGATCTTTCAAAATATAATCATTTTGAGAATCTTTTAATCTGCGTACAACGGCCATAGCTCTGGAATTCATAATCCAGTATGCATTGCTTCTATAACCTTGCGGCAAACCTTGATAAGCATCAATGATATTATCAAAAGTCAAATTTCCGCCAGCATTATAAGTAACTAAACCGTAAGTAGCGATACCTGTTGGCTGTATAGCACCAACACCATTAATGAAGACTCTGTCTTCTTCTCTGGCCACCATTTTAGCCAATTGATCAGCAACAATGTTGAGAATTACGAATGGAGAATCATCTCGTAATTCAGTTGTTACCAATACGATGCAAGTATATTTATAAGGAGTTAAAGAAATTGAACCGAACTGCATTGAAGAAGTACCTTTATTCGCTTGCTCTGCTGTCCATGATCCATAAGGCTTTCCAGTAATTGACGGAATAGTTAAAGTATTAGTCTTCATACTAGTCATATCAATCACCCTAGAATAAGGCCTAATAACAGATGCGTCTTCTTTAACTTCAGTAATAAAATTAGCCAATAATGTAGGAACTAATATACCGCCATCAGCAGCCGTAGTTTCATTTAAAGGTTCTAATTTTGTCTGCATCTGATCATAAATTTTCTGGCAATTATAAATATCTTTATTTACAAAAGCCTTGAACCATTTAGACATCATTGTCGCATCATCTAGATCAATTTTAATATCTGCTCGTCCAGTTTTATCCTGCATATATTTGCTTTTAAATTTATATGCAGAGATTTTTTTAGATGTATATCTGATATCTAATGCTTTTTTCTTTTCTAATACTTCAAAAGATGCTTTATTGGATTTGTCAATTTCAGCAGACAATTTAGCAGCAATATCTTTAATCATTTTATTCTCTTCCTCTTTTTCTGTTTCTTCTGCTTTTTTTTGATCTTCAGTTTCAACTTTTTCTAATTCTTCTTTTGTTTCATCTAATTGAGCCTGAACTTCGCCTTTTTTTTCAGCATCAGTTTCGGCTTCAACCTTTTCTTCCAATTCTTTAATCCTTTTTTCTAATATTGATTTTAAACTCATATAACACCTCCTTTCTTTTTGCTAAGAACAATTGCTTGTTCCACAGCTTTATCAACTACCCGCAAAGCCTTTAAAATTAAATGCTTATTGCGTTTTTTAGCCTGTCGGGCCACGACCTTTTCATTTTTATTTAAAGTGTATTTTATATAAGCAGTCGCTGTTTCAACTTTTTTAATATGTTCAATTAATTTCTTAGTATCATCTATATAATTCTTTTCTGAACATTTTTTACGACAAGTTGAAAATGCAATAGCTTGTACTTGTTTATCATCCATATCAGGATTTTCTTTTTTAATTTCTGGTATTTTTCGAGAAACACAATCTTGTTCTGATTCTCCATCCATCCGACAAGCTGGAGATTTTATTTCTTTTTGTTCTTTAGGTATACAAACCATTTCACCATTATCACCCATTTCCATTATTCCTTCTTTACCATTATCCATTGTGCATTTGTCTCCTTTTTTAACTTTAATATAAGTTTTTAATTCATTACAAAATGATTTATATTCCCTACTTACTAATGCCTGTTGATTAGCTGGCACATTAACAACACTGATTTCTAATAATTCAGCTTCTGTCGTTCTACCTTTATCATCAAAAGACTTAGGTATATAACCAACAGAAAAAGCATTTAAAAATCCACCTTTCATTAATTTACTTACTTGTTCTGCAAATGGGTTTTCTTTTTCAGCAAATATCGCATCAAATTCAAGCATTCCATTTTTATTGTTGATATTAACTATTTTCCCAATCGGCAGACTGTGTACATCATGAGACCATAAAAGCAAAGGATTTTTAACATAATTATTATAATCCCACGCTTCATTCATAATCATATCGCCATCTCTATCTTCCATTGAAGTAGAAGCAATAGCATGAATTTCGCCACTTTCCTTTATGTTTTTTACATAAGATTTTAAATGTTTGAGCATAAATTTTAATAAAAAAAGACGGAAAAATACTATTTTTCCGTCTATTTCGGTTAAGATAAATTGTTAATTATTATAATAAAGTATTAATAAAATTTTGTCAAGTCATCTATTTTGTTCAGAAATCGGTATAACTACAGCTATAATTGTACACCTGCAATTAACATGAAGTGGCGGTGCTTCAACATTTGAAAAATCAAGATTTATTGGTTTATCTGCTCTACCATCATAAGAATCTCCTTTATCAAAAAATGTTTCACTTACTCCAACTTCCTCGCCATGCAATGGACCACAATAATCACAGACTCTTTCGTCTTGCGCAGTCCACCATACCTTTTTTGAAACTACTCCACTATCTTTATATGCTTCATTTGTTCCCCAGTTTGCTATTCTATTTAATTCTGTATCAGTTATTTCATTAGTTCTATTAAAAATTGTATATTCAAAAAATTGTCTAATATTATCTTTAATCTCAGTTAAATTTAATCCATCTTTTTTTCCTTGAGAATAAATTTCATCTATCTGTTGTTGTGTATATTTATTAACAGTAGTTATAAATTTTAATCCATAATCAGTTATATATTGTTCTAATTTAGGTGTAGATATTATATTCGTCACTCCTAATTCCTCTAAAGCATTAATATAATTTATTTTCAATAAATTAATTATTTCTGGACTTAATTGTTTAGTCATCTTTAATATTTCTTCTTTCAAATTAAAATCAATATCAGATATAGCTTTAACAGATTTTAAAACTTGATTTTTTTGCCTAAAAAAATTTTCCCGCAAAATTTCTTTAAATTTTTTGCTGTTTTTATTAATCAATGATTGTTTTCTACTCCAATAATATAAACCCGCTTTTTCAAAATATTTATTATCCATTTTTTGAAAGTTTTTCTATTATAATTTTTTTAATCAATTCATTATTGATTTTCTTATTACTCTTTTTAGCTTTCATCTTAGGCAATGGGTATTTTTTAATTCTATCCGCTGAACCAATAGGAGAAATATTAAATGGTATATAAAATTGATCTCCGCCTTTATAGCCATCTCTCCCTTCTTCTTCTCTAATTTCATTTGGCGTTAACCAACCATTAGCCACTCCATTTTGATATTTTTGCAAAGATACCAATTCATCTTTTGGTGGTTTATTTGAATAATCAAATATTAAAGAATCATCACCGTATAATGGCAATAAAAATTCATTTAAAACATTAACTAAATCAGTCATTAACGGCATAATAGTTTGTTCTAAGAAAACATCTTTTGCTACTTGCGCAGTAGCTCTATTAATTGATTCATTAGGATTCAATATTGATAAAGGCACTTGAAAAATTGCCAATATTTCATCACGAGACATAGTTTTTAATTCTTTAAAATCCATGTCTTTCATTGAAAAACCAATATCTTGATAGCTTGCTCCTGCACCTAAAACCGCTATTCTAAAAGCATTTTCCACACCACTATGTTTTTGCGACCATTGAGTCTTTATTCTTTCTATTTGATCTTGAGTAATAGTAGTATTAAAAGTAATTATACCATGAGGCTTGGCTTGATTTTTAAAAAATATCCAATTCCAATTAGAGCTTTCATTATGAGTAGCAATTGACATTTCACCTGCTTTAATAGGTGAATATCCCCTATAAGGATCAAGCGGATTAGGATATTTAAAATGTATTATTTCATCTGCTGAAAAAGGTATTTGTTCACCACCAGGAGCATTATATACATACCCAGTAACAAACTCTGTTGCTGATGTTGCTATCTGCATTAAATCAGGCCGTAAAAATGGATATATTTCTATAGGTTCATTTTTTGCATTCTTCACTATCCACCAAAAAGCCTCACCGCATAAATCTTTGTATATTTGAGTCAATTTAATCAAATCAGTAAATGTTTGTATTTTATTTACTCTATCAAGTAAATCTAATACTGGATGATCAATTATTTCTTTATAAGTTTCTTTTCCTTTAGATGTTAATTTTTTATATAAGTGTAAATCTATCTGTGCTATTTCATTAGATCTTTTATTTACGGCTGAGTATACCCAGCTTTTGTATTGTTGTAAATAAGCAGATGTTCCCATTGGAGAATAACTGGGCAAATCATTAGATGCCTCAATAGAAAAAGGCACGGCTTTATTATTTTCTGCTTGATTTGTAGCCTTTTTACTCTGATAATTTCGCTTTACGCTTATTTCTTTATTAAGAATTTTGCTAAAATTTCCTATAAAATTAGATATTTTTCCCATAATTTTTTAAAAAAAGCAGAAAAATACTAATAATTTCTGCTTTTTAGATAATTTAATTACTTTTATAATACACTAAATAATATATAAGTCAAGTTTATCATTAAAATCATTCATCTTATCAAAAAGAACTGATTTTTTTGTTTCTTCCATTGAAATTGGTGTACCATTATATATTTGCAAATTGGATATTTCTCCAAATTTTAAATGGCGACAATATAATATAAAATTTAATTCAGATTTATTTACTTCTATACTATATTTCTTATCACCATCATAAATATATTTCATAAACTTTCTATTAATTTAACATATTGATTAACTGATAATTTAATATCATATAATTCATGTAATTCTTTTTGTCGCATTAATACTTCTTTATTTCTTTCATTTGGATCAATAAATTTTTCAACATCTTCAACGCTAATTGCTACTGGATTTCCCAATGCCCATGATATAATCGTTTTATTATTGCTTTTAAACTTAAAGTTTTTTTCCATAAAATTTGGATTCAAAACAAAATCACAATTTCTAATATGATTATATGCTGTTGTATATTCCCATACTATATTTAATATATTAACTCCATAATAGTTTAATGGAATAAAATCACGATTACCAATTACATGCAATTTAAGTTTATTTTTTGAAACTGCTGGTAAAATCATATTTAATAATTGATCAGCATTATGAACATATCCAAACCAACAAACAATCTCTGCATTTTTTTCATGATGCTTAACTTCTTTTGGAAAAGAATTAAAATCCAATCTATCAGGAATAGTAATAACTGGAATATTTACATATTGTTTTATAATATTAGTCAATGCATCAGTAGAACAAGTTATTGCATCTATATATGGCTCTATTTCTTTTATAAGAAAATCATCACACATCCAATCAGGATCACATAAATCCAAAATCTTTTTACCTTTAAAGCTCTTCATATGATCTTTCCAATATACTTTTTGATAAATCATCACGTCTGATTTTTGACCATTAGTCCATAATTTAGCTTCTGGCCAATTATTAACTAACCAATCACCTCTTATAATAGAACTTCCTATTTTTCCTTTTTCTCTACCATGAAATTTTTCAAAAGTTAAAACACTTATTTTCATTTCTTTTTTATTAATTGATTAATTAATTTTAACCAATCTTGCCTGTATCTCTCACGATTAAACAATTTTTTAGCTGTTTCTTTGCCTTTTTTACCTATTTCTATTGCTTTTTTATAATCATTTTCTAATAAATCAACACATATTTTAGCTATTTGACTGGGATTATTTTTAACTATTATCATATTTTCTCCATTATAAACTTTATCTAAATCATGTGCTCCTTCTATTTGTATAACACAACAACCACTAAACATAGCTTCTGTTCTCGCTCTATTCATTGGTGTACGATAAGAAGTATCCAAATAAATCAAAGAACTGCCTAATAATCGTCTATAATCATCAAATGTTTCTACTTTTTTATTAGCTTTTGCCCACATAAGACGATAATTATATTGTTCATCTAATATTCTGGCTACTTCATTCATGCATTCACGATTATAATATTTATCACAACCTCCTGGACTTAATGCAGTAAAAACTCTAGGTTCTTTCGGTAAATCCAACCATTCTTCACTATTCATGCCATGCCAAATAGGATAACCCCAACCCCATTCTTTTTCACTAGCAGCAGTATAAGAATTAACAACCATTGTATCATCTTGTATTATTTCTTTTATCAATTTTATACATTCTATTTCTGCCTGTCTTTCTGTCATATCATTAGTCTGTAAATATTCAGGATAAACAGGACAACCATGATTAATTATTATTCTAGGACAATCATTATATTTCCGTGTTTCATCAATTAATTCTTTCATTATTTTATATTTTCCTAAATCATGATTAGCTAATTGTTGATCACAATTTAATATAATTAAATCATATTTATTTGGTTCATAATATGGAACAAAAAAAACATTAGGGGGTATTGGTCTTATTTTCGAAAATCTATCATCTAACCAACTTCTATGACTATTATGCACTAAATAAAAATCTGCATCATTAATCAATGCATTGCATAAATCCCAATAATGCATTATATGCCACGTAGTAGCTAATATTTTAATTTTTTCCATATGGTTTTGCTTTAAAATGTATATCTAAACGATTATTAACTATTATTTCTTTTATTTCCCATGTTTTTATATTATTATCTTCATTCCATTCTTTTTTTTCCTTATAAGAAAATGCTTTAAAAGTAAATTCATCTAATTGTTTTATATGGCTTGGAATATATGCACTATCATTTTTACGATGCGGACAAATAATATATATTTCACCTTTTGGCTCAAGTATTCTCCAACATTCATTCATAAAAAAAATAGTATCATTAAAGTGTTCGATAAAATGTGAAGAAAAAATATTAATACAAGAATTATCTGGTAGCGGTATTCCATTTTTCATATCCCATATTATTTCCTGTCCATAATCTTTTATATCCAACCCAATATAATCATCTTTCCCATGTCTTTGATCTTTTCTACCACATCCTACATCAAGTTTTAATCTTTTTAAAGGCAATACAATCCTATTCATACATTTTATATAATATATTTTTTGCTTTCCAGATTTCACTTATTTTATTTCTCGAATTACTATGCATATTTTCTTTAACAAAAATATCTTCTTTATAAACAAATTCAATTCTTTGATGAGAATATTTTTGTCTTATTTCTTGCGACATTCCTCCATAACAATCTATTCTTTCATTAAACATACCACCATTAACAAAATCACATTTATTAATCCAACTAAAGTTTTCAACAAAATTACTTTTATTTCCTGCTTTTTCTTTTATTAATTTATTTCCAAAATACCATTTTCCCAATAAACAATTGTTTGATACTTTATTTAAAGTATCTTCTTGAAGAATAAATCTATCATCTAAAAATAATAAAATCTGACCAATCGCTTCTATTGCTCCTAAATTACGCATTCTTGCTAACCCATATCCATTATGATCACTTCTAATATATTTAATTGGTGTTTTAAATTTTTTTCTAGCTTCTATTACTGTTTGATAAGTTAAATCATCAGAACCATCATCACAAACAATTATTTCTTTTGCTTCATATTTATTTAATTCTATACTTAATAACAATTGTATTAATTGTTCATAACGATTATATGTCGGTACTATAATGCTTATTAATGGTTTTTTATGTAATACTTTATGATATAGTTTTTCATGTTCTCTAGCGACTTTTAAAGATGAATAATTATTTATTGTTCTTCGTGCATTATATCTTATCTTCTCTCTTAATTCTTTATCTTCCATTAACATCTTTAATTTATTTTCAAAGTTTTCTTCATTAAAAATGATTCCATTTTCTCCATCTTTTATTAAATCTCTAGCACTACCTTGTACAGTCGTTAAAACAGGAATACCTTTAGCCATCGCTTCTAATAATGGAAGCGTGCCAGTTTCTTTTTCATCCGTTGAATACATTACAAATACTTTCATTTGTGCATAAATATTGTCTTTAGCAATAACAGTATT